TGAAACCAGTTTAAGAGATTTGGCAGATGTGTCTTCAGGTGCAATATCTATGTCTAACTTTTATGGTAAAACCATATATAAGTTTCAAGCAGTCAATACATTACAGCAAAGTGTTTTTTTTGGTCAAACCTTTACAGGATATGCACCCAACATAGCAGGTAATACTTTAGGTTCTACAACAGATTCAACTTGCGATTTATATAGCAATACTCCTACTTGGGGTCTTTATCATGTAAATACCAATAATACCTTTTTCTACATATATGATACTGTTGGAACGCCAACAGGTAATGCAGGTTGGACTACTTTGCACATATATAATGGACAACAAAACACACATGGTTTAACTACTTATAATACTTTTACAAGATCAAGCCTAAGCTATACCTCTCAAGGTGGAGCAAGGTTTTGGGATTTAGGAGTGACTGCATTTTCTATATCTGATGTTTATGTAACAGTAGGATTTATAGAATGAATTATGAGGTTACTACAATAGATGGAGTAAAGTTTTTTATAGCTACAAGAACATCAGATGGAAGCTATATTTGAAGTGCCATGCATTTTAGATGCAGATGGTAATGTTGATAATGATGCTACACAAACAAAGGTGGAGCAACATATAATAGAATCTGATGAATTAATAACTTATATAGGAGAATAGAATGGCAATAACATTAACAAGAACAGTACAAAGAATAGAAACATATCCAGCAATGGAAGCGGCAGAAGGCGAAACAACTTACCCGACACTTATGGTTGTTTATAACGATTTGTTTGATGACCCAAGTGATGATCAGCTTCCAGTAACAGCAACTAAAGTTTTACACTTTAGTCAAGGTGATGATGTTTCAGGCGAAGATGCGTTAGTTCAAACAATAGCAACAGCTATTTGGGCTGAATAGTATTTATTATAATAATATTTTATGTATAATTTAATTTTACTAAACTTATAGGAGAGAATAATGAGTAATGAAGAAAATAGCGTGGAAAAAAAAGAAGTAACATCAATAACAATTAATGACAAAGAATACAAATTTGCTGATTTAAATGAAGAGCAAATGGCTTTAGTTGCTAAGATGAATATTGCTGCTAATAAACTTAATGGCCTACAACCTTATTATGATGATTATGTTATCACTAATGATTATAAAGATTTATGTATCAAATCATTTGAAAGGTCTGTTGAGTCAGAGGTTGTAGAGGAAGAATAATGGCGGCACGTAAGACTGCTAATGATGTGGCTGCTGACCTTGCAAAACATGATGCAGTATGTCAGGAACGCTGGAAGACTATTTATAGAAAAACTGATGATCTACAAGAATCAGTAAATAGTTTAAAGGGTTGGCTATTAGCAGGTCTTACAACAATAATAATCAGTATGTTTACTCTTGTTATAAGAGGGCTGATTTAACAATTAATATATGATAGATAAACTTATCAAACCAGTCAGCGACTTACTAGATAAGTTCATTCCTGATGCTGACACAAAACAAAAGATAGCACATGAAATTGCTACCATGTCTCAAAAACATATCCATGAGATTGCAAAAGCACAAATAGAAGTAAACAAAGAAGAAGCTAAAGGTAGTTGGTTTCAATCATCCTGGAGGCCAGCAACAGCATGGGTATGTGTTGCAGGCTTTGCAGTTAATTTCCTAATCAGTCCATTACTAGCACCCTTTGGAATAGTCGTACCTCAAGCTGATACATCTACTATGCTACCTGTATTAATGGGTATGTTGGGTTTGGGTGGTATGAGGTCTTTTGAGAGGGTTAAAGGCGTAGGAAGATAATGAGTGAGCTAGCTAAGGTTGATGATAAATCAACTTTAAATATCTCTCTTAGTTACTTATTACAAATAATAGGTGCTATAGCTTTAGCTGTTTGGGGTTATGCAAATATTAGTGAAAAGATAGACTTCAATGACAGAGAGATACAAAACCTAAGAGCAAATCAAAACAAATATATATTCCCTGATATTAGAGTCCTAGAAGAACAAGTGATAGAATTGGAAAAGGAAGTTTTAATCTTACAAACAGAATTAGACTTACATAAAAAGGAAGTTAGATAATATGTTAGACAAATTAAAAAATACAGAATTTTATGGTAACTGGGTAAAAGCATTTGCTATTTGTTATCCAATGATGGTGCAAGGTGATATATCAGCACTTACATTCACACACTTTTGGAAAGCTAATGTAACTGGAGTTATTGCAGCTAGTATAGCTTTACTTACAAAACAAGTTTGGTATCAAAGGTTTATGCTACATAAATATGCACCAGCAATCATTCTAGGTGCTTCAACATTTGTAGCTGACCTAATGGTTCATCCAACACACTTTTATGCTTTTTGGGCTGAAGCTCTAGCAACAGGAGTTGGTGCTGGTTTACTATCAGCCTACTTTATATATAAACCACTAGGAAAATAATATGTTAGACAATGTAAAAGAAATGCTACTCAAACATGAGGGCATGAGAACATTCCCTTATAAATGTTCTGAAGGCAAGTTAACAATAGGCGTGGGAAAAAACTTAGAGGCAAATGGCATAACAGAAGATGAAGCTATGTATCTGCTTGATAACGATATCAAAAGAGTCATAGACAGCTTAGACAAGCACTGGCACGTATGGAGAAGTTTTCCTGAGAAGGCTCAATTAGTTTGTATTGATTGCACCTTTCAAATGGGCATAACAGGATGGATGGCTTTTAGACATACAAGAGCATTAATGGAGATGGATTGCTGGCTAGAAGCATCAGAGGAAATACTTAGAAGTAAGTATGCAACACAAACCCCTAATAGAGCAGCTTACAACTCAAGGCAATTAGCCTTATGTCAAAATGCCAAGAAAGACATCAGATCAACATCAAAATAATTCAAGACTAGGTGCTTTGGGTGAATCCCTAGTACAAACATTCCTTTTGGAATATGCAGACTTCTGCTTCCCAACCCAAGAAAAACATCCTGCTGATTTAATTGTAGAATTTGGCAACGCTAAATATACAGTACAAGTCAAAAGTAGAAGAGCTACCAAAGAAAAAAAGTTTGTCTTTGCTGCTGAAAACTCAAGATCAATGTCAGGAACTTACAAGAACTATCATTGTGATATCTTGGCCTTTGTATTCTTCTACAATGAACACAAAAGAATCCTGTTCAAATCCAACACATCCTCACAAAACTATTTCACCTTTGATAAGAAGATTATCACTGACACTATGGAGATTGATTCACTTCAAGAATCACTTGATACTCTTAGTTCTGTACCTGTTCTAAATCCTATAATTTAATCCTTGCATTGTATTTAAATATAATTTAATATATATTTATATTAATTAGAAAGGAGTTAATTATGAAACATGAACTTATGATGCGATTAGCACTACTGGGTATGGTTGTGTGCTTATGGTTACTTTACTTATTACAAAAGGGGAATATTTAATGGATATACAATTTAATGAAGTCGGCAAGGTTAAGCCATTGATCTTAACTAAAAGGCAAATAAGGGGTTATTACAAAGACTACCTTACTGGCGAGAATAAAGTGCAAACAGCAAATGAAGAATATGTTGTCAGAGATTCTTTGCTTGAGATTGCATATTTAATGGGTGAGCAAAGATGAAGATAGAATCACTAAAGAACTTTGCATCAGAGCAAAGAGGACAAGCACTTATTTACAAAGATATACCTAATAAAGACTATCACGCAGGTGTAGGTATAAGCAGTAGTTATATTAGAAGGTTTGGTCAATCACAACTTCATGCAGTAGAGCATAAGCAAGAAAGTACACCATTACTAAAATTTGGGACAGCAGCACATTCTTTGATCGTAGAAGGCAGAGAGGCTTTTGACAAAGAAGTAAAGGTTGTTAGTGGCTCTCCTTATACAAAAGCCTATAAGGAAGAGAAGGCTGATTATGAAGAGCAAGGCTACATAGTATTAAAAGAAGCAGAGCTTGAGTTATTGGAAAGCATGAAGGCAAATATGATTTACGAAGGCAATGCCTATCTTAATGCTAAAGGTAAGGTTGCAGAAGCAAGTATCTATTGGTATGAGGATGATGTGCTTTGTAAGTGTAGACCTGATTTGATCTGCCCTCCTTTAAGTGAACCTAACTCTGACAGCAAGATAGTTATAGTGGATTATAAAACTACCATATCTTGTGAACCTTATGCCTTTAATAAATCAGTCGGCAAGTATGGATATGATATGCAGGCCTCCTGGTATAGAAGAGGATTAGAGTCAGCAGGATATAGCGTAGATGGTTTTGTATTCATAGCTCAAGAGAAATCACATCCCTATGCTTCTAAAGTATTTAGAATCACTAAGGAGCAAATGGACTATGCCTGGAAAATAATGGAGAGGTATTTGGAAGAGTATAAGGAATACCAACAAGGTAAGCCTCTAAGCATTTATAACAGTCCTAATATTGTTGATTTGGTTTTTGAGTAAGGGCAAATAGATAATGAGAGTATTTAGATTTATGGAGAGTTTATCCTTTGCCCTTAATAAGATTATAGGACATGAAACGCATATAAACACAAAAGAAGTGGTAAAAATCTTAAATTAATATTAATATAAAAAAGGAGAGTTAGAATGGATGAGAAGATAAAAAAAGCACTATGGATATCGGAGGACTTGCATAAAGAAATCAAGATATTTGCAATACAAAACAACATGACTATTGAGTCTGCTTCGCAGATGGTTTTAAAGCTAGGTATGGTTTCATATAAAGCGGAGAAAAAGAATGGGTCAAAATAGCAAAGCAGTAGCTAAAAGAAGAGAAGAGTTAAAGAATGAAAAGCTAGACAAGAAAATTGCCTATTACTATTTTCAGAAAGGTGCAGGAACACATTACAGAGAAATACAATACCAAAGTGGAAGGGTTGTAAGGACAGATTTTGATGCTTGACTGGATTCTATATTTAATTGGTGGTTTTGTTGGATTGTTAGCAATTGCAACAATAGTCAGTGTGGTTACTGCTATCTACATACTTAATAAATTAGATTAATGGTAAACAGTAGAAACAAAGGAGCAGCATTTGAAAGGGTTATTGTTAATAAACTTAACACTGCTCTTGAATCAA